AATCGGGTTTGATTAATTTGATAAAGGCGGACGTATTCGTGGTGTTGGGTGATATATAGAACATGGGATTTTCTTTACGCCATGAATGTGAGCGATTAGCGCTAAAGTGCGGCGATATGATAATCGATACTACATGTAATAACGTAGGCATATTGGTCGAGCGTATTCGACGTATTCATATGGAAAACGATGATGTCTACTTTTGGTCAATAGTGTGGTCGGAAGAACCTCAAAGTGGTAATGGTACGCCTATGACTCTTCAAATGGAAGAGGAAGGATTAAAGTTATCGATTGCAATAGGCCTTTATGACCTATTTTGTCCGGAAGACAAGCCATAGGTTGAGAAAAAATTTAGGAAAAAATATGGAAAAAAATTCGTCGTTTGAAGAACAAAAACTTTCAACTAGAGAATGGCGTATTGGCGATCTTGTTAAAATAAGTTCTCATGATTGGGATGCTACACCCTACAATCATGGCCTAGGCGTCGTTGTTTCTGTTGAGCAGGGACGCCTTCATAAGCAAATGGATCTTTTCCCTATGGTGTCTGTCTATAACTTCAATACTCATCAAGTTGATAAATTATATTCCTACAACGTGGAGATTGTCTCCCCGCGCCAATAGTTACTTATGGTATGGGAAGTTTAATGCAAGTTTACAAGAAGGTGTGTTTGGGGGCGTTTGTTTTGAATATATTTTTATTTTCATTTGCCTACAAGGCCGATCTCTATAACTTGGAAATATTGAGCCTTGTAAATATGGTTTTTCTTAGTTTTGCATTTCTGATTAACTCAAATAAAACTTAATGCCATATTTACTAAAGGGGATTATAATATGATATTAGCATTTGTTCTTGGCCTAATGTCCTGCATGACGGACTATTCAGTAATCAATTCAAAAGAGCCAGAAACTATTGTGGTGACGGAAACCGTTACGGAAACCGTAACTGAAACTGTTGAGATTGAGGTGCCTGTTTATGTTGAGGTCGAGGTGCCCGTTAATGAGGGAGAGATTTGGATAGACTCTTTTACCCAACATATGTCAATCGACGGAATTGACATTTTGTGGGTAGTCGATCGGTCTGGTTCAATGAATCGATTCAATGCGGATCTTTTGGCTGGTGTCGAGGCCATGCTGCTAGCACTCCCTGTGTCTGACTGGAGATTGGTCATGATTAGCGCCGATCCAAGCCGAGCAGTTGCCAGTAACGAGTTTCCGTTAGTGCCCGGCGATGATATAGATGATGCTGCAGCAATGTTGGCAACACTTACAAGTGCTCCCTACGAAGAAGGCTTTAACGCTGTTTACGAATACATAAATCATAACCCTTATTCTACTACTTGGATGCGACCTGATGCAGGTTTGCTCGTGGTTTTTGTTTCCGACGAGGAAGAGCAAAGTTATGCTGATTATCCGAATCCCTCGGATTTTATAAGTTGGTATGGCTCATTGCGTATGGGATCGGTCTTTATGGCCAGTATTGTGAATCAGGACGCTTCCACTTCTTTATGTGGATTTGCCCCTAGTCCGATTGACGTGGGGGAAAGATATATGGAAGCCACCGGGATGTTGGGGGGTGTTATATTAGATATCTGTGACACTGATTGGTCCCCCGGCGTGACGGATGCGACTCACTCCATAGAGCCCGTTGAACAACTTGAACTGAGCCATAAAGCTGAGCCCGATTCAATCCGAGTATTCATTAATGGCTCCTTGAACAATGACTGGTACTATCAAGACTCCGACAATACAGTTTATTTTACAATCATTCCTTCTGCCGGTCAACTTGTAGAAATCGGATACAGATATATAGAGGCACCCGATTCGGGTAGCACTGATACAGGTTCATAGGAGAAAAAAAATGAAATACTTATCTTTAATCTTGGTTGCTCTAATAAGTTTTGTGCAGCCAATCTCTGCGCAGTCCCCTGTCGATAGCGCTTCAATTCCGATGCCAATTGAACAAATTAACTCCTCAATGAATATGGCACAAAAACGCGTCCGAGAAGCAGCCGTTAAGATATCCACAGGACTCAATGGTCATGGTTCGGGTTCATACATAGTTTACAAAGACGTCCACTTGGTATTCACCGCTCAACATGTTACTGATGGGCCCGTTGGTTCAACCTATCACGTATTCAAAGGCAACGAAGTAAGAATAGCTACGTTGTTGTGGTCAGATGCTGATGCAGACATGGCAGTGTTGCGTCTAACAAAGAAATTTGTAACCATAGAGCCCATGAAGTGGAATCCTCAAAAGCGCTTAGCCGAAGTGGGCACTACTATCACCTATTCAGGATACCCATCTGATCATAAACTTATGACATTTGCGGGGTCAGTGGCCGGATATGCCGACAAGCATGGGGTAGGAAAACAAGTAATCGTCAACACCTACGGATGGTTTGGGTGTTCCGGTTCGGTGGTATATACAATGAGCGGCGAAATAGTTGGGATCCTCTACGGAGTAGATGTTGAATATTATCCCGATATTCAGGTGCAGGAAAATATGATTTGGGTGGTACCTATACAACGCCTTCAAATAGATGTAGTATTGAAACAAATGTGTAGAGAGTTTCCTAACAAAAACTATCGGGCTTGTAGATAGATGAACCCAAAATGGGGTAAATATATCAGTGAAGGCGATCTTAAAGACGCTGCGATCACTGTTTGTATTGATTCGAAAGAGAGAATATTAATAATTCGGCGTTCTAACATCGATAAACGAGAGGGACAGTGGACCCTTCCGGGAGGACATGTGGACGACGAGGACGGCTCTATAGAGGCCGCAGCAGTCCGAGAGCTAGAAGAAGAAACTGGGTTGACCTCGGATAGCGCCCAAATGAAGTATCTGGGAGAACCAAAACCCGGAAAGTATTACTTTTTAGCCAAATCATGGTCTGGTGAGGTAGATGTGCTTATCCCAAACCCCGAAACTGGCTTAATTGAGCATGATGATTATAAATGGGCCTCAATTAATGATATAAAAGACATTGACAATAGTGAAATTCCGATCTATTTATTGGAGAAAGCTTTGGAGATGTCAAGAAATGAGTGATTTATACGGTGATCTTGATGAAAAAAAGAAAAAAGCCGGCACCGAATCAAGCAAAGAATCGTCTTTAAGGGACTGGTTTGGTCGAAAAGGCGAAAAGGGCTCCAAAAAAGGGTGGGTTGACTGCAATGCACCTGATGGGAAAGGCGGTTACAAATCCTGTGGCCGCGGTTCTGGCGAGAAAAGAAGCAAATATCCTGCGTGCAGACCTACACCGGGCGCGTGTAAAGAACGCGGCAAGGGTAAATCATGGGGCAAAAAAGGAAAATCTAAGAAAAACGAGGAATTACACATGGATGTAGATTTAGAGAAAATAATATTTGAGGAAATCGTCCAAGTTTTAGACGAAGTATCCTCCGAAAAACAACGAAGATGGGCCTGCGCACAAAAAGATAAGCCCGCATCTGAGAGGCCAGAAGACTTATCAGCTGCAGAGGCAGAAGAAATGTGTAAATCTGAGGTAAAGGAAGAGAAAGGCAAGAAGGATGCCTGCTATCACAAGGTAAAATCACGCTATAAAGTCTGGCCAAGTGCTTATGCTTCTGGTGCTCTCGTTAAATGTCGCAAAGTAGGTGCTAAAAACTGGGGTAATTCCAAAAAAGAATCACTTGAAATCATGATTGAGGATGAAATAACACAGGTTTTAGACGAAAAAGCAAAAAAACCCTGTAAACCCTCCAAAGGGAAGCGCTTCGCTAAGCGTGTAAACGGAAAATGTCGCTCATATGGCCAATCTGGACAAGCAAAAAGTGGTGGAGACCGCATTAGACCCGGCACTAAGAAGGGAGACGCATATTGCGCCCGTTCAGCAAAGATTAAAAAGTGTAAAAACCCCCCATGTGCCAACGATTTATCACGTAAAAAATGGAAATGTCGTGGCTCAAAGTCAATGAAAGAGTAAAAAATGCTAAATGACGAACAAATTCTGTTAAAAACAGCCAATCTATTAGATACTTTGCAAGAAAAGTGCTGGGATGGTTACAAACAGGTGGGAATGAAAGATAAAAGTGGCAAAAAAGTGCCAAATTGTGTTCCTGTTGATGAAAAAGTACTCCGAGAAGTCACCGAAGATGAAATGAGGGTGCTTGAAGACGTGTTGGATGACTTAAATCCAGCAAATTTGCCCTTAAATGACCTTTTTAGCGGTAAAATGCGTGTTGTTATACCATTTCCGACCATAGATACTGGTTCGGAACTTGGAAAGTTCGCGGAATTCTTCAGATCTCAAGAGTATGATGTAGATTGGGAGAAGGGTATGGTGTATGCCGAGCGTGATCTGCGTACATCCGACGATTTTCTTGATACTTTGATGGGCGGACCTCAACCAAAGAAGAAAACTAAGAAGATTCAGATGAAAATCGGCAAGCTTTTCTCCAAATTAGCAGATTTAAGCCGAAGAAAAGACGAAATATACCAAAAAGTCTACAAACACATGGCTGATATCAATTATAAGTTGGCTGATGGCGCTCCAGTTAGGACACCAAACCGAGTTACTGGAAAAATGCTAAAAGCAGCACTCGATGAGAAAGAATATGAGAATTTTGAGAGAATTAACAAGCAAATTTACTTATATGTGGTAAATCCGGGCGTTGCAGGTCCAGCAGGTTACAATTTAACCGATTTAGCGACTGAATACGGCGAATATTGGAAAAAGAACGCCGCGTTCATCAAAAAAGAGATTAATAGGATTGATAATGAAAAATATTCGATTATTATCACTCGACACCCGATAGATGTGCTCAGAATGAGTGATTTTGACACAATTACCTCGTGCCACTCTCCAGCTAGTCGCCAAAATGCCTATCAATCGTACTATAAATGCGCTGTAGCCGAGGCTCAGGGCCATGGAGCGGTAGCATACGTGGTTGAGACAGAAGACCTTCTGAGCGCCACTAACACGGGTAATATTGATAGCGCAGAGCAAGAAATACAAGAAGGTGAGATATTTGCTGACGATAAACGTCCATTTACCGGCGATATTGAGCCAATTTCTCGCACACGCATCCGTCATGTTAGATATTACCAAGGAATAAGCCCTCCGAAGCGCTGGGATGATGGACAAGACGTTGGAATGCCTGAAAAGCGTGTCTATGGTATGGATATCCCCGGTTTAGTTAACAGAGTTACTGATTGGGCGAGAAATAACCAAGAAGAAGTCATCGCAAATATGCCAAAACAAGATGGAATGATTGATCTCAGTAAATTTATGTTGTTTGGCGGCTCATATGAAGATACTTCGGGCAAGGAGGGCCGCCGCCGATTGGTGCGTCAACTAGTTGGTCCCGGCGTGGAAGTTGAAGGCTCAATGAAACAAAACACCGACACAGAAGACGACTTGGATGCCAATTTAGTTGGCGATATTATCGCACAATATGAAGGTGAATGCGAACAAATAATGAACGAATACAACGACAGGATGGCTCAAACATACTCTGATTATGAAGTAGGCGATGATGGCGGTGAGGGGGCTTATATTGCTCCTTTCGCAGCGTTTATTGCGAAGTGGCCGGTTGATGAGTGGAAAAGACTGCCCGGTAACCAAGAAGAAGTTGTGTGGAACTCTGTTGATGAGGTGATTGCGATATATGGTGACATATTTGAAGACTCTAATAACTATACGCCCGTTATTCGTCGTGTTCGCGAAGAAATACACTTAACTATGAAGGTTAATTTTGAACACCCTGACATTTATGGTAATGGTTACATGGCTATGCCAGATGAATATAGAGAAGCGCTTCAAAACATTGATAGCATAATCGATGACCGAAGAGATCAGTTTGAAGCTGTACTTACTGATTATTTCAAGCGTGAAGGGCAAATGGAAGGTGGCGAATATATGAATCTTGCTATGGCAATCGAAGACGGAGGGATCTCATCTTATGAGTGGGATCTCGAAACTGACGGACAATACTCCGAGTCGTATGAGTCCACCGCAAGTCACTCATTTTACTATGATCCAGAGGAGTTTGGTCTTGATATCCGTGTATTGGCTCAGATTCTTGATTCTCGCGACTTTAAGATTGAATTGAGAAAACAGCTGCTTGAAGAGCCCAGAAAAGAGCAAAACACCCAATACTACCTGCAAATGAACGCTACAACGGTAGAGGTTGGTGGTGAGATTAAATATACTTCTATATTCTCAATCAACGCCGACGAGCCTGATATTATGGCCGGATTATTTCAAGAGCTTATAGAAGGAGCTATGGACGATGAAGACAACCTCAATGTAGTTTACAGACGAACACTGGCTCAGTTTGTAAAATCTCGTCAGCCTGCATCTATGCAAACAAATGAAAACCTTGTAAGAACTTGGAAAGGGTTTTTAAATGGCCAATAAATATTTAAATGACCCCGACTATCTTTTTAGTATTTTAACAATGCTCGTAAAAAAGAACGGTGGGAAAATCACTATCACAGAAGAAGAGATGAAAAACGTAAACAAGGGCGATCTTATTGGAATGTATTATGAACCAGACACTGGAAACCTGATACTTAAAGAAGTTGATGCGGAGGACATGCTACAGGCCACATCAATGGTCAGAGACAAGAAAAAAGACGAAAAGGTATATGATAACTAATGTTAAAAAAGTTTACACAACACCCTGAAGACCAAGGAGAGACATATTTTGAGCATATGTTTAACTCTTGGAAAATTATAATGATTCTCAAAAGATTAGAGCTGAAGTGTTTCGTACATTCTATTTTTCCTTTTTGTTATACTGACGCGTTGTCTTCCAAAATAGATTGTCTACAGAAAATGGCCAACCGAGGAAAACTTGCCGAAGAAGACGTAGAGCTATATGAGGTATATGGTGGTGATTGAACTATTTATATTGGGTTTTGCCTGCATGAGCTTGGTAGTTGTCGCGACATCCGACATAGAAAAACCGGAAAAAACTTATACTGAAGAGGAGCAAACAGAATGAAATACGCACTATTGTTTTTGCTTTCTGGTGTTGCGTACGCAGATGATAGTAACGAAGAGCCAAAAGTAGTATACAAACAGAAAACCGAGATTGATTTTGATGGAGTGGAAGTCCAAGGAGAACTGGTAAAACCACAAGGATCCTTGCTTTTAGAGCGAAAACATGCTAAATTTAATCCTATGATTAAACTGCGTACTGATTTTGACGATTTAATGGAAGATTCGATACAGGAGATAAAGTAAATGAAACTTTTAATGGAAAACTGGCGATTATACTGCGAAGAAGATTTTGTAGTTTTGTGTGAAAGTTATGAACAAGGCATCATCACGGAAGAACGTCTTCTGATGCTTTGGGAAGACAGCGTTGACAGGAAATACCAGCAGTTGTTAAACGAGGGTATTATGGATATTCTTGCTGTCGGATACGAAAAAGGCAAACAACTTGCTGGTAAAGCAAAAGCAGTATACGATAATGCAGTTTCTAAGGTCAGCAATTTTTATATGGATCTCCTCAATCAAGTTTGGCTACTCACCCAAAAAATAAAGCAAGGGCTCGGTAAGCTTGCTTCTGTATTAAAAAGTGTTTATAATAAAGTGTCTGCTTTTTGTGAACTTCATCCGATCATATGTAACGCTACCAAGATCTTAATTGTTATGTTTGCAATCGCCGGCGCGGCGTTATTTTTCAGTTCAAGTCTTCGCGAAGCACTCGCTAGCGCAGTAAAAAACATACCAACGGATGCACTTGCTGGAGATCTCAAAGTGCAGAGTATGACAACACCGGGGAAAGTAATCACTATGAGTGATAGAGGAATAGATGCCCTGAAGGGTGTTTTGAGTCTAGGTGGGGATCCCAAGGTTGACTCCCCAGAGTTAAACCAACTTTATGCTGACGCTTATAAATTCCTAGAGCAGGCCCATGCCTCGAAGGAGGTTATTGAGTTGGCACAAGCAACAGATAAAGGTGCTAAAGTTGTACAGGATGCTTGGAAAATTTTAAATCAGACTATCGATGCGGGTGATGCCACCCTTCAGGAGTTTGTTAACTTAGGGAAGAATGCGGAACTCATAACAGTAAAATCAAGCACCACGGTATCAACATTAACAGCAGAAAATAGCGGGTTGGCAAAATCAGTTATTGAATTTCAATCCGTAGTTTCTCCGTAATGCAATAAAAAGGAATAATCAAAATGAAACTTCTACTTGAAAACTGGCGGAAGTTTATTGCAGAAGATTATGAGCCTATCACAACCCTTCGCATTTTTGACTTTGACGAGACAATAGCTCACACCGAGTCCGAAACCCGAGTAACGGCGCCGAATGG